GTCTTAATTCTCCATCGTGACAAATATAACGTTTTTCCTTCTCAACTCCCAATTATGATCAATAACATATTTTATGGATACAGTGTAGCCGTCATGTATATTATTCATTATATTTGCGGGACAGGTGCGTAACTTAAAGTTACGAAAATATGTTTTCAAATATTTTTGAGCTCAAATCCATTCGTGAGCAAAAGTACAGACTCTCTGAGCGTGAATCGGAGATCGCTAAACCTGTGTTAACCGACTTGGGTATGATCGATACCCTATATGAGTGGTTCAAGGAGATAGCCCTCGGAGGAAAGCCAATCCCTAAAGGGAATGTACCGCAAAGGAAAAAATTCATATTCATAATATTATATCTCTATTCTCCTATGACCTTGGCTGGCGGTAAGATGAAGGCTGGGTTGAGAGAAAAACTAGGGAACGTGCTAGGGATTAAGGAGAAGACAGTCGTTTCCAATAATATCAATGGCATAGTTTTTTCTTATCAATTGTATAAGTACTTTAGGCAAGATATAGAGCGTATTTTCTCTGAAATATTGGTTCGGTTGGATAAGACAAAGTAAATTTTGCGGTTTTTAGGGGTAATTCGTGACATTCTACCTGTTGTCACGAATCGCCCTTTCTTTATTTATGATCATAAATATCGATGACATAACTTTGGTCTTGATCTTTATTCAAGGCAAAGATATGAAATTGACAATCAAGCAAGAGAAGTTCTGTAATTATTACTTGGAATCAGGCAATGCTTCCGAGGCGTACAGGCGTGCTTATTCTTGCGAGAATATGAGACCCGAGACTATTAATATAAGAGCTTGCGAGCTTCTAGCCAACGGTAAGATAGCGGTAAGGGTAAAAGAGTTGCAAGCTGATTTACAAAGAAGATCGGATATAACCAAAGACGAGGCTATTGATATCCTTAAGAATATAGCACGGGCCAATGTCGTGGATATGTTGCAAATCAAGAGGGGGAAGAACTATGTAATCTTCTTGATAAAAGATTTGTCTAAACTGCCTTTGTCTTTCCAATTAGCTATCCAATCGGTCAAAAGTACGGATAAGGGCTTTGAGGTAAAGATGTATTCCAAGATAGACGCTTTGGATCGCCTTTCGAAGATGATGGGATGGGATGCGCCTGTCAAATCGGAGGTCAATATAGATGGCGAGGATAAATCCATAACTATTCAGGTTATTGACAAGAGGGAGGACGTTATCAATGGTGATACAGACGACTAGGATATATACGGAGGTACAAGGCGCTTTGGATAGCGGTTATAAGATCATATCTGCCCAAGGATCTTCAAGGAGCAGTAAGACTTATAACATATTGATATTCCTTATAGCGTATATCCTTCATAACCCTAAGCTGTCTCTATCTATCGTGAGGAAGACATTGCCGGCGCTGAAGGGATCTGTCTTCCGGGATTTCAAGGAAATCATGATCGATAAGTTCCGTATATGGGATAATAGGTGCATGAACAAGTCGGAGATGGTTTACTCGTTCCCAAATGGATCATTCGTGGAGTTCTTTTCCACGGATGATGAGCAGAAGATAAGAGGAAGGAAACGTAATATACTTTATTGTAACGAGGGAAATGAGATATCTTATCTTGAGTGGCAGCAACTGGTGATGCGTACCACTCTTTTCTCTGTCATTGATTATAACCCGTCGTTCAGTGACGAGCACTGGATTTGCGATCTAAACAATGACCCTAGGACGTATCATTTTATATCCACTTATAAGGACAATCCTTTTTTAGAGCAAACAATCATCGATGAGATAGAGTCATTGAAGAATAAGAATAAGGTGCTTTGGGCGGTTTATGGGTTAGGGCAGCGGGCGATGGCCGAAGGGTTTGTGTTCCCTGATTTCGAGATCGTGGACGAGTTCCCTTCCTATGCCAAGCATGTGGCGTTAGGGCTTGACTTTGGATATAGCTATGACCCTACCGCTATAGTTAGATGCGGATTGGTTGATGATAGGTTATATCTTGATGAGAAATGTTACCTCACCCATATGTTAACCAAGGAGATTATTAAGGTATTGAAAGACCTTG